GGTCCTTTCCATAAGTTCTGTTAAATGTGTTTCGTTTTTAACTTCCTTGTATATACTTACATTAAGGAAGTCTAGTTTAAAGTAGCCACGTTCGTCTGCTTCCTTATGTTCAACTGTGGCTAAGTTGTCTATAGGATTGTGCGGAATCTCTGTTGCGTAGACTCCGGTGTTGTGTTTCTTACCAGTATTTAACTTCGCTATACGATGTTGTAATTGAGATAGTATAATATCTCTGTCAGCGAAATCTATATCAATATCAGGCATGTGTTATCTTATCATCTAATGCTTTAATAGTTACAGTCCAGTGCATACTATCTTCAGCAAACATTTCTAACGATGCTTTGCCAGCAGCGTCTGCTAATTCTTTACTAGTGTACACTCCTACAAGAAACGGATTATGTTCCTCAGGATGTTTGTTGTATCTATGTGTAATCCAAATATTAACTGTTGTATTCATTCTACCACCATCCTAATGTTCTACCGTTGCCGGCTATAATTGCCATACAAGTTACAACGTGTAGTACTATCCAAAATGTTCTAAACGCTAGTGCTTTTTGCACATCACTTTGATTAATAGGCAAAAACTCAGGCTTGTCGTTATCTGTAATACCGATAGGCATTCCTACTGTACGAGCCCAAAGTTTTAAAACCCTTCGTTGGCCAGTCATAAGTTACTTTCCTTTACAACTTCTTTTACTGTTACTACATCGGCTTTTTGTCTTCTAAATCTTACAGCCCAATGTTCTGGATCCATGATATTATACACCATGCCAAGTTGTTCGTCATTAAATTTACTTAGCATTGCTTGTCCGGATTTACAATTTAGTATAACCCAAGGACTTACTTTTCCATCTTTAATATGCCAAATGGCTCTATTTAAACTAACGTAATTAAAATAATGATTCCACTTACTATTGTTTTCGTCTGCCCATTCCATCATATTTATAATTGAACGTTCTACTGCCGTTTGCATTGCTTCTTTTTTAATTAAATCTAAAGCATACTTTTCGTACAGTTCTTCTCTACACCAGTGGTCTAATTTTACACCACTCTTTACTACATACTCAATATACTTTTCTGGATACAACGGCTTAACATTTGATACAAAACTACCAAACTTTACAAACGCATTATAGTATTGACTTTTACAAAAGTCCTCATATGTTTTATTAGTTTTTGCACCCATACTAATTTGATAAAATTTATTAAATGTAATTAGTCCTAGCTGTACACGTTTCTCTGTACGTTGCAATATTCTACGTTTTTTCTCACACATATGTACAGCTAATGTTTTTTCTTTCATATAGCCTGATCCGCAGTACTCGCATATAAATGGCTTTTTAGAACTTGACATTTTCAATTCCGTGTTCTTCTGCAAAAGTTTTAAGTTCTTTTTTTGTAGATATTGAAGCAAGTAATTCGACCTCGTGTAGTTTCATGTTGGGAAACATTAGTTCTAAAAATTTAAGTGTAGCATTGTTATTGCCTGCTTTTTTCTTAAATCCAATATATGGATGATATTTAATTGCACCCCAAGAGCCGCTCATACATAAGAGTTGCCACATTAATTCTTGATGGCCGTTTTCTTTACCAACACCGATTACATTAAAATTCTTATTATAATATTCGTTTGTTTTAAAAACAGCTAATTCTTGTTCGTCGCGATTTCCCTGCACAGCACTAACGTACCTATTTAATAACCAAAAGCTAACAGACTTTCGCTCCTCAGCAGATAGTTCTTTCCAAACATTCTTGCCGTTCATATCAATTGCGGCAAGTATATCTTTTATTGGGAGTTTTGGTTGTGCCATGTATCTACATCCTCAGGTGAATTAATCTCAGTACCCTTATAGTATACAGGATTAATTCCGATTTGCCAACTGTTTTTAATCCAACGAAGCTGTTCAAGTTTTTCAATACTTTCTTCTTCGGGTATTTCTAAATTATTATATTGTTGAAGTGCATTGCGTCTATATCCGTATACTCCTAAATGCCAACTACCGTACCCGGTAATGCCTCTGCCAAACCATAATGCATATTCACTAGCATGCACACATTTTACTGTATTGGGATCGTCTTGCATTTCTTTTGGCATCTTAGTATAAACTGTTGATACATTATAGTACTTTAATAATGTAATACATTTTTCTACCATTTCAGATGTAACATCTGGCATGTCGCCTTGTACATTTACAAATTGATCATACTTGCTAAAGAAGTCATTTGATACAGCTCCGGCACATCGTTCTGTACCGTTATCATATTCTACTTCTTGATCTATCCAACAAGTGTCAGCATTAAACAAGTTAAAGATACGCATGTCGTCAGTTAGTACATATGTGTCGTAACCTGTTGCCTTAGCAGCATTGTACACACGTTCAATCATTGGTACTCCGTTTAGTAGCTCAAGTGGCTTACCCGGGAATCTTGTACTAGCATACCTAGCCGGTATGAGAATAGCGGTGGATATCATTTACTGTCCTTTCGTGACTTCTAAAAACTAGAGGGGAAAAATATTATCTTTCCCCTCTATTATATTTTAGTCGCTGTCTTTTAAATCGTTGTCAGCGTTCTTAAATAGTCCTTGCACACCACTATCAACATGAATCCTAGTAGACAAATATCTAAGTAGTAATCCGTATGCTGGTAGGAATATAATAAGACCTACTGCAATTTTAAGCACAACTTGCGATCCAGCAATTTCCACCCAATTAGCTGCCATATACTCATCAGCTGAGTTATTAAAGGCAACAAAGAAAAATGCATATGTATCAATAACGTTTGCCGCTACGGTCGACACTGCCGGAGCAATCCACCATTGCGCCATGCGCTCTCGTAGTGTTTGAAATACATATACGTCTAGCATAGTACCTACTGCATATGCAGTTGCACTTGCTAATCCAATTCTTAGAGCAACACTTGTTGGCGCTCCTTCTAGCATTACTACTGCAATAGATCCAATAATTGCTAACGGATACGCCGCTAAAATTGTTGAACGTGCAATGTGTTTACCAAGCAAACGAACTGTTAAGTCTGTTGCTAGTACTACTAGTGGAAACGTAAATGCTGCCCAAGTAAGTTTAGTTCCAAAAATTTCTACTGGAATTCCTACTAGTGCATTTGAAACTGTAATAACGATTACGTGAAGTGCTACTAGTTTCATTAGCATACTCTTATCGACATCTTTAAAAATATTAAACATATTCTCCTCCTTATTTTATTTCAGTGCCGCTAGTACGACGAACAATATCGTCGTGATTGAATTCAGCCCAGTATAGTTCAAAAGCGACACCGTCTTCTAAACCTTCAAACTGGTGAATTTTGCCAGGTTTTACTTGCGTAAAATCACCAGCTTCAAGAATAGTTTCGTCTACTAGTCCTTGATCGTCTTGCCATACACGTACAATCATCTTACCTGATTCAACGTAAAAGCCATTCCATTTAAATTGGTGCTCATGTTCTGAACATTTAAATCCTGCATTGTATTCAATACGGTGAAACTCTAATGCTCCATTTGCATGTATTAGTTCTGTTCCACCCCATATTTTGCCTGCTTTGATTCCCATTAGTCTCTCCTTTATAATAGCATACCATAGTCTATAGTTTCAGATTGTCGTGATATTTCTTTAATGAAATATGCACACTGAGGTTTGCTTCCTTCAGTAATGGGCACACTTAGTAGTTGTCCATTTTTAACTTTAGGAAAATACCATTTTACATCATTGTAAAAGTTAGTAATTTTAATTTCTGCAAAGTCAAATTTATAACTTGATAGTGGATTAAAGAGGAACGCTTCAAACCCTCGATTGTTAATACTTGTTAACGGTAATACTTCTAAGTCCATACCTGACTCAGTGTCCCCTACTGCAATCGACCAATCAAGTGGCATCATTATTTCGTTGCCGTTAATTTCTAAAACCATTGCAGGTGCATTAAAACTTTCTAAGAAAATTAATGGAATAAAAAAGAAATCAGGATCTTTTGGATCACTATTATCTAATACTGAAAATCTTATATCTTCGTCTAGTTCGTCTGGTAAGTTTGTTAGTGAAAAACACTTGTCTTCTAATGTTAAAATTCTCATATGTATATCCTTTAGTTCCAGTCTATTTTTTCGATTGTAAACGGGTACTCTGCTTCTTTGTAAAATTTCTTACGCTGAGTTAGATGTCGCTTCGCATACTTGCATGTTGATGTCAAGTCCCATATTTGAACGAAGTCTTTGTCTTTTGCAATACGAACGCCTCGTCCGATTGACTGTATTACTCTTACAAAACTTTTGCCAGGTTCTAAAAGAACCATGTTAAAGATACGTGGTATGTTAAGCCCTACTGCGGCAACTCCGTACGTTGCAATAATAACTTCATTAGTTCCTTCCTTAATCGTATCATAAGTTTCTTTTCTATCTTTTACTTTTACTGCTCCGCTTACAAATGTACTATTAGGTATTAGACTTGCTAACATTTGTCCTGCACTAATCCTGTCTACTAGTATTAGTGTATTACCTGTTTGCGAAACTTGATTTAGCATCTTAGCAATATATGTTAATCTTTCTTCGTTAGTTGTTAGATACTTTAATTCGCTTTGGTAGTCTGAATGTGCAACTGTATCAATTAGTTGACATACGTTGACGTGACATTTAGATAGTACTCCTTTGTCTTGTAACGACTTAGCACTAATTTGTCCAATGACCGGACCTAGACTAGCATGTATACTTTCAAATTCAAACTTTTCTCTAGGCACAGTACCAGTTAGTCCCCAACGTATTGGAGCGTTCTTTAAGTTGCGTGTAAGTAAGTTTTTTAATACTTCTGCTTTAGCCATGTGTACTTCGTCAACAATAACTGTGCTCACTCCGTCTAGAAACTCTGCAAGGCTTAGTACTGCGCTGCCGTCCTTATGCTTTTTGTCAAGTATGTTTAAACTTTGCCAAGTACAAATAGTATGAGTCTTACCTAAGTTCTTTCTGTCGCCGAAGTATACACCTACGTCAAGGCCACAGTTAATATAGTCTTCTTCGGTTTGTACAACAAGTGATTTGTTTGGAACAATAACTAAACTACGACCATACGGCTCAGTGATGTGTGATAGTGTTGCTGTTGTAATTGTTTTACCAGCGCCAGTAGCAATCTGTTGTAAACTCTGTGGATGGTCAAGGAAGTTGTTAATAGCTTCTACTTGGTAGTCACGCAAGATAATTTCGGTGCCTTCTACAGGATGACCTTCGGGCCAACATACACCTTGGTCTGCCCAATAGCGTTCTGTAACTGGAGTAAAGTCTAAGTTGACTGGAATTCTTCGATCGTCAATGTCTGCAATTTGTACTTTATTCTTTTCTAGTACTCTTTGTACTACGTCTAAGTGATTGACATATCCACTGCCGCCTATTCCAAAGAAAGCAACTTTGCCGTCCCAACGTCCGAGTTTAAATTGAGGCATATGCTTTGCGTAAGGCACTTCAAACTTTAATGCGTTTGCAAGTTGTCGGCGCACGTCTACTTCAACTCCTTCAAGCCTAATATTTACTTCATCTTCTATAATTAGTTTACATGTTGTCATACTATAGTTTTTGAACCCTAATTCGATTAAACGGACTTAACGCCGTATCATAATGGATGATTAAATCTAAAGGATTTATGTAATCATTTATTTTCGTATTCAACCGCTGACTTCCTATTGTTAATACTGCACTAGGCTTCCAAGTGCTTTTTAGTAAAGGCTTAGGAAACTTATTATTATTAATATACACTACTTTTGTATTATTGTCAAGTGGATTATTTAATTGCTTGTCTGTAACAAATTCATTAAATTCTCGATTACTATGATTATCTGTTCTAAAGAGTACACTCATATCTTCATTAAAGAGTATATTAGTTAGGCCCTTGTGTACTGCTATTAATCCGTCTAAAGGAGTGTCATGTGGTAATATTACTAATAACGGAAGTCTATTTAATTCTAGTAAACTCTCTAGTACTCGTTCTATCGGATAAACCGAAGGCGGTATTAATACATTGTGTGCTTCTCTAGTTACAATATTTTTACTTAATACAGTCAATGCATTTAAACTTTGCTCTAGCTCTTCTTGCTCAAAATGATGTAATCCTAATTGATTTCTTCGATCATTATATATTGCTAAGTTATCTTTTGACGGTACGCCTATTGACGATATCATAAAATTAATAGCTTTATCAGTTAAGTTTTTTAGCTTAAAGGAATAAATCCCCGGTATGTGTTCGTCCTTATTATTATTCATTTTCTCTACTTTATCAAAATATGTTAGTAACTCCGGTTGAATATCAAAGTTACTATTTTTGAAATGCTGTACAACACAAAGCACGTTACGCTCGTTAAATGGAAAGTAATGTATTTTATCAATACTATCATAGCTATGTCCAGTAGCAGCAGATTTTACTTTTTCTATGTTACTTAATAATCGTTTATTAAAAATAAAACGAATAGCAATAAACGTTTCAGCATCCAACGGACCAAATTTAGAAGTTATTATAATAGATTTTTCTCTATTAAGTTCTCTCAGCGGAATACGTAATGTGTTAATAGATTCTGTTAAGTTATGACTAAACATATCCTTGTAAGATAATAGTTTAGTCTTAACTAGTTCGTGCTGTCTATCAGTTAGCCCAGTTCCTTTAAAAACTTGACGGGCTATACTAGTTAGAATTGAATAGTCTTCATTTCTAACAGTAAATTTATCAGATGGAGAGTCTTGTATTCCAACTAATAATTCAAGGCAATCTTCTACAGTATATCTAATCATAATACTATTATACGCTAGAACTTTGCAGAAGTCAAGATCTTTAGTGGTATTCCCTGAGATATTTCTTCAAGTGTATATTCAGTATGTGCATAGTCGTTGAGCCATTGTGTTCGATCGGGCATTAATGGGTTCTC